AGAACATACCCTCATAAGCCGAAGTTCTAACATCTGTTGCAGGTAGTTCTGGTGCTGTTGTGAGACTCGTACAACCATTAAACATATAGGAATAAGCACTAATTGCTACCTTCATGCTAGGTAGTTTTGGTGCGGTTTTCAAACAAGAGCAACCTGCGAACATGTTGTGATAGCAAGACTTTTGGGTTTCTGAAGACATTTTCAAGTTTTGTGCATTTCGCAATCCTTTACAATTCTTGAACATACTATCAAAAAATGCTGTGCTGTTCGAACCATAACTCAAGCCATCCATGCCATTCCAACTCTCGTTTTCGTCATAAATAGGATAATTTCGTGCCATCGGCATCAGCCAACCGCCTATATCAATAGAGTTTGGAATGTCAGTGGAAAATTTACAGTAACAAAGCACAGTTGCTTTCAATTCAACATACTCACCTCTCTGCATAGGTATGTCTGTTGTACCTGACACTACTTCCGTCCAATTTTCATCACTATTCTTTCTGTAGTAACAGTCTGTAGCATTCCCTGTGTTTTTAGTTAAAGTCACTGTTGGGTTTCCACTTGTTGCGGCAATTACAAAGTAGTTACTATCTGGCATGACATAGACAGGTATTTCAACTGAAGCACCATTATATATCAGATTGCCTTGCTCTGTAGTAATTGCTGATATTGTTATGGTTGTTGAACCTGTTGATACTCCACTTATCACACCATTACTGTCAACTGTTGCAACACTTGGGTTGCTGCTTGAATATGTAAGAGGGTAAGATGGTGTTGATGTTGCCTCTAATGAGCATGTAGTTTCTACGTCAACATTAGGTTCTACATAATCAATATGTATATTCACTATGTTACTGCCGACATTGACAGTTGTATAAGCAGAACTTGCAAGATACTTTATTTCTCCTGACTGTCCGCTTGCTATGTTTGCCACAACCTCTGTCTGACCACTGTTTGCAAGGGTTATAGAATATCTTCCACTACCCTCACTTGTAGGGGTTACGGATGTATTGTTTACAGTCACAGTAGGTTGCATTGAGGTTGGATATACATTAAAATAAACCTTATCACCAATTATCACGTTACCTACAGGCTCAAATGTTACCTCTGTCTGTACCTGGTCTGTGACTGCCAATGACAGGCTGTCCGTACTTCCAAGGTAGTGTTTACCATTGTGATATTGTTCTGGTATTGAGGCACTTATGGTGGTTGTTCCCGTACCAACTATGGTAATATTTCCCTGTTGGTCTATGGTTGCTGCATTTGGGTTTGATGAAGCCCATACCACATTGCCCGCAAAATCACTTGGTGTGATGGTTGCGGTTGCCTTGTTACCTGTTGAATTGATTAATATGGTTGTGCCTTGATTCATGCTTATGTGAATTGTTGTTGTAATTGCACTTTCACTTGGTGTGTAGCCACTTTCTCCGTCACCGTCTGGGTCCACCCATTCATAATCACCTGTATAGGAATCATCCATCATCTTTGCTCCAAGGTGGTAATATCCATCTATAGGTGCAATAAAGGTTGTGATTGCCCTTGCTTGAGAGTGCCATGTATCTCCTGAGTTGAAGGCTGTCTGAACAGGTAATGTCATATTCAAGTTATCCTTGGTGTAGCCATACTGAATATCCTCAAATTTGACCTGACTGTATATGGAGAATGTGTAGGTGTCTGCATTAAGGTAAATGATAGGTGGCATTCCTATCAAATCTTCACTCACCACATCTTCAGAGAATCCACCCTTTGCCATGCTTTGCTGTTGAGGCTCTTCAAATATGTACTCTTCGTCATCCTCTTGTAAGAGTGCCTTGTCATCTTGGTCAGTCCATCCATTTGCAGGCAGGATGTTTGGATTGGTCATTTTTGATACCCTTGAGTATAACCCTTCTGTATCAAAGCGGAACTCATTTCTTATCTCTGTTGTGGCACTGTTTACATAGTCCTGTATGGTGGTGTTATTATCTATCCTAAAATCACCTGTAAAACTCGCTCCTGTGGCATCAATGTAACTGTGCCTATGAGAACTAAGGCTGAAGTCATTTATGCCTTTATACTCAGCGAAACAAGGTGCTGTCAAGCCTTGGTCAAGTGATGTGTATGCTGCCATGTAGATGGCACTCTGCCTTTGTGGGTCTTCATCATTCCTGCTACCCAACATAGCAATTTCATCACCTACCTTTGGGTTGAGTTCACCATCATAAACTGACTTGGATAACTTGATGTAATGGTACTCCTCTGTTACTCCACTTACTGTCTTCTCAACAGCCTGTTCTGATACCTCTGTGACTAGTGCCCAATAGTACGTATTTGATACATTGTATGAAGTACCTGTTGAAGCATTGAAGGTCTGACAGATGGCTTGGTCATTTACTTCCCACATGTTGCTTATCTGCTTCTCTCCATCCTTTGCATGGAAGTACAATGTGTAGCCACTTGCATCCTCTTCTATAAGTGCTATCTCAAAGCCATCCGCAGGGGTAAGTAGGATTGCACCGCCTGCTGCCTTGATTCTGTCAATTACGAGTTGGAAGAAGTGAGCCAGACCTGTTACCTCAAGGTTCTTTGTCTTGATAGTATCAGAATTGTTAATGTTCTGGGTCCACACATTCTTCAAGTGGGTATCTCCACTTACAGCAAGGTCTCCGTAGATAGTAGTGTCTCCTGTGATGTTTGTGTCTCCGACAATATCTATGTCACCACCGACAAAGACATCCTGATTGAAGTGTGCAGTATCACCACTGAGATTATCAAAAATGGCTGTGTGACCACTGATGTAATTGACGTATTCTGATAGTGCGTAGATGAGGTCAATATTGCCTTGTTCACCAACAAACTTGTTTCCATTGATTGTACCATTGGATATCAAGTCTCCATTGATAGAATCCCTACCATCTATATACTGTCCCCAAAGGTAGAATGGGTTGAATCCATTGTTGTAGATTTGGGCATTAGCAAAGCCTCCACCGCCACCATTACCTGATGATTGTGAAGACTTTTTGCCCTTTGCGTATGAGGTTATGCTAATCATATCTCTCTAAGTTTCAATTTTGCAGTCTTATTCGCTAAGTCCCTTGTTATGCTGATTACTTGGAAGTTCCTGTTAAGTGGTGGGTAATGATAAATATTCTGATAGTTAATATCTCCATCATCATATAAGGTTGTTTCCAAAGTAATCTTTGGGGTGTGCATCATGTCGTAGTATTGAGCAACATAATGCTCTTCAGGCAGTGCCATTTCATTTGTTATGAGGCTTGTTACCTTGTTTACGTAGCCACCATTTTGATACATTACGGCATTAACATTTGGCTCTGTGGATATACCATTCTCAAGGCAGTATATTGTGGTTGGCTGAGTGATGAGTTTGAATGTTGTATCTTCATTGATATTGATATACTTGTCATTTTCTGTTGAGAGATATACCAACTCTTCTCCACTCTCCCTATACTCTGTTCCCTGACCTGCATTATCACTTACCAATTCCATCTTGAGGTCTTTTATCATAATTGACTCTGCATGTGACAGGATATAGTAATGGTTGATGTCCCACTTGCTACACTTCCAGAATAGCCATTCTCTATGGTTGTGCTTGTGAGCGAAGTCATACAGGTTGTTCACCACACCAATTATACGGAATATAACCTTACCACTCAAGTTGTCTTCCTTTCTGATTGGAATTGCAGTACCTTCCTCATTGACATTATCATCAATTGTGAGTGTATTCTTGATATCAAATTCGTCTCCAATAATCTTGTCACCTATCTTTGGATTGACACTTATTGGGAATGTGGTGATTGTCGTGAATGTACCATCAGAGTTTTCACCCTGTGGCTCTTGTCCAAGTTCTACCCATTGGAACTCGTCATTATACCAAATACACCTCTTGTTACCAATAATCAACTCACAGTCAAGTACTTCCAAGGTTGACCATACATCATTGTTATTACCCTTGGTTGAACCTTCGTACTCAAGTTCATGGTTGCTCTTATCATCCGTCATTGGATGTAAACCACCATCTGCCCAAACATCTTCAGTCTGAGCCACACCTGGGTACTTGTAAGCCCAAAACTTTCTTGTATAGTATCTTCCATCACCATTGTTATCAGACGGTACTGTGTGATGCCAATAGTCATTCCAAACAGGGTCTTCAGAGTCTCTGACAAAGATAGGGTCTGCATCATAATCAATGATAGGGTCTCCCCAATTGTCGAGTACAGGCTGTGGCTCTGGACTCCACCAAACTTCCTTGGTCTTGATAGGATATTCCCAATGCCCGCTTGGATAAGTCACATCATCTTCTGCTGCTGATTTGAGTTCTCCGTAAGGTGCTGTTTCTTCCTGAATTGGAATGAAACACATTTTGCCTGTAATCAAGAGGTAGTTGGTTGTCAGGTTATCCACAGGAGAGAATACACTTGCTGAGTGTGGGCTTATGTATTCTGCTAATGGTGTTGCACGTCTTACCTGTTCCTCTGTTGGAATGTGGTCTTCATTATCTTCCTTGTTTCCATTCAGGGAGATTGCGAGGCAGTTTGACATTGATATCTTTGACTTGTTGCTATCATCTGTGATTCTGCCACCTTCGTACTCCACACTTCCAAGGGCTATCAAGGCAGGCTCAATGTTCTTTTCCTTTAACCTTGCAGAGAGTTTCCATTGATTGATGTATTGACCATTGCTGTCTTGGTCATACAGTTCATTTATCTCACCTTCTGCCGAGTAGAATTTCCAATACTTGTTGTAGAGGGCTTGCATGTACCAATCTACCATTTTGCAGTTGTCGTAGTTTGTCCTATCACCTTGAAGCATTGCCCGAAAAGCATCAAAGGCATTGTGTCCTTCACCCTCTGATATATACTCTGTGAGGTATTTCTGTTTGTTTGAGAAAAGGCTTCTACAGTCATCAAGCGGACTCTCTATAACTGTGCTTTGACCCTGAAGTTCACACGTCACTTTGATTTGGTTGAATGACTCTTCCACAGACACATTGGTATCATCTGAGTGGTGCTTTTCTGCGGTCACATCAATGAGGTTGTGAGGTATGGTTTTGTGCGCATAGGTAAGGATGTCCACCCAATCAGTCAAGTTCTGATTCTGCCAGTTGTAGATGTAGTAATCTCCCCCAATTTGTCTGATATGAAGGTTAAGGTATCTGAGAATTTCCGTGATTACTTGGTCATTTGTCCACACACTATCATAATCATCCCCGAAAAATGTTGATTCTGATACTCTCAGGTTCTCAAAAACTCTCGTAGTTGATATGCTTGGGAGACTTACACTTTGGTCATACCATATAGTTCCACTTGGTAGAATATCAACTAATATCTCTTGGAATGTGCGGAAACCACCTGACATCACTTGCTCTTCATAGGTAGCCTTGTCCTTGATGTTCTTGTACTTCCTGAATTGGAGTGTAGCAAGTTTATCTATGCAGTTTACAGAGAACTCATCAAACCAGGAGTTGTAGTCTTGATTGAACATCAGAGGGTCAATTATGCCGTCAAAAAGAAGCCCTGTAGCCCCTGAAATCTTCACTGTGGTTGATAACTCATTATTACCATAGAAAAGGTCTCCTACGTACTCTTTTGCATGGAAATTGAGGGTTGCCGAACCTAACTGAAGAACCTCCATCAGGTCATTAGTATTGTCAGTGATTTCAATAGGTTCGTCACCATTGAAGTAGAGAGTTCCATCATCCTCTATATACACAGTTTCCCCTGAGACAGAGGTGTTCTCTATCTCAAGGGTTATATCATTTTCGTAAAGGTCTTTGAATGTTCCAATTATCTTCATTACCTTAATCTATTACCTACTTTAGCCTTCATTCTGTTGTGGTTATTGAGGACCCCGACAAGGTTGTCACCACTGATTTCAAACTTCACCTTACCACCGCCTTGGTTGCTACCTACAACACCGTCAAGAAGTGAGAAAAGGTTGGCTTGCTGTTGAGTATTCAGTATCATTTCGCCTTTATTTGCCCTTATCAGGGTTTGGTCTCCACTGAATGTACCATTTCCACCAACAATACCACCATTAGCCATTGCTGTTAGACTTAATGCCGTAGCGTGTACACCTGTCATTGTTCCCATCATGCCTGTCGTGAGACCTGCTGCAATTGCAGGACCAGCGAAAGGAATGTATGAGTGAGCAAGGAATATGTTGGCTGCTGCAAGGTCAAGTGCAGAGGCTTCAAGAGCCTTGTTTGCTGCTGCCTCACCTGCCTTTGCAGGGATATTGGCTTCTGCTACACCTGCCTGTTGTGTCTGTGCTGCCATATCTGCTTCTGTGGCTATAGACTTTGCAGTTTCTGAGGCAGTGAAAGCATCCGTAAGTCCCTTATACACAGTCATTACCAATTGAATACCTTCAATGATACCCTGTACCGTATTGATGATAAGTCCAAAGTATTGGAAGGCTGCTGCTGCATCATTGCTACTCTCTTCAATGCTATCAAGAGTATCTGGAATAGAAGCAAGTTCTGAACCCAAATTTGATATACCACCGAGGGCATCCACAGCATCAAGAGCACCACTGATTTTAATCTCAAAGGTAAGCCTTTCTTGGATATCATCATGCAGTTTGGCAATCTTTCCTTCAAGGTCTGTGAGTTCTTGGTCTATCTTCTCATTCTCGAAAGAGAAATTGATACCCTTTTCCTCTGCCTGTTGCCTCATCTTCACATAGATGTCCTCTATGTCCTTGTACTTTGCAAGGTACTTGTCGAGTTCTTCCTGCATCTTCTGAGTGACACCCTCTTCCATCAGGTTCTCATTCAGTCTGCCTGCACCCTTCTTGAACTTGGTGTTGTCTTCGTAGACCTTGAAGTATGAATGATTGTTTTTGATAGAGTAGTTTGAGGCATCACCCTTGCCGAATATGGTTTCCGCATCAGGGAATTGGAGGTTGTTGACCATATTGATAAGGTTCTCAATATCTGTCTTGAACTCCTTTTCAAACCTTTTGATTTGCTTGTGTGTCTCTGAATTGGAATCATACTTCTCAACAATCTCAGAAATCTCACTGACAGACTCCCAAGTTGGGTCAATTTGGATTGGGATTGATGTGTTTACACCAAGTTTCTCCAACTTGTCCCTGAAGTCCTTTTCGTCAAAGTTGAATTGGAAGCCTACACTTTCAAGTTCCTCTCTGTAGTCAGTGATTAACTTCGTAATGTCACCACCTTCATTAAGGGCATCCTGAATATCAATTACCAACTCAAGTTTCTTTGCATGCTTGGCTGCTTCTGTGATATTCTCAACATGTTCATACATGTTATCCAATAGGTTGATATTATCCTCAAGGTACTGTTGGTAATCCTTGAACCAATCCAAATCCTCTTGTGAAGGCTTGTAGTCAGGATTGTGTATGATATTATCATAATCTATTGAATCTGCCTTGTTGATAAGTTGGATGTATGCAGTCTCGTGAGCCTTGTATGCTGAGTTTGCAGGGGCTTCTCTTGCAATCTGACCACCATTGTAAATCCTGCTTATGTCCCTGTAAGAAGACAAATACTCAGTTGTAGCCTTGTCCTTTGCCTGCTTCAACTCAAAGTCCTTGATTTCCTTCTGCTTCTCGCTGATTTCCTTGATAAGTTTATCAGACATGTCAGTTACCTTGTCATAGGCTTTGCAGAGGGACTTTATAGCAGAGATATACTGGGATTGGTATTCACTCTCCGTAATCCAACCATTCTGCCTCTGCCTGTCAAGTTTCTTGATGGTATCATTATAGTTCTCCAGAGCATCAGATACAATCTCTTCATCAGTAGCCTTTATAAGGTTTTTCTCAAGAGCCTTTTCCTGTGCTTTGAGGGATGTGAGAACTTGTTCATCCTGTTTGGTCTTCTTCTTGATGCTCTGTAAGGCTAAAATATACTGCTGAGTTGCAGCAATCTTCTCTTCAATTGCCTTCTTCTCCTTGATATAACCATTAACAAGTCTAGCCTCAATGTCCGCAATCTTCTCGTCATAGATTTCCTTTGGAAACTTTGTTTTTGTCTTCTTGGTAGTATCAGTTGTGGTAGTCTCTGTAATGGTTGGAGTAAATTCTTTCTTGGAATCTCCGTAGAAGAACTTATATGCTGCCTTTGCCTCCTTATCAAGATTGTCTTTAGCCTCCTTTAAAGTCTTGGTTAATCTCTCTACCAGGTCTTTTGCATGCCACCAATCAGTACCCGTCTTAGCAGTATCTCTCTTTCTCTCTGCCTCTGTAAGATGGTTTTGGATTTTGGTGATTTCAGCACTTAGATTACCTCTTCTCTTATTCCATGCTGCCCATTGTTCCTCTCTTGTCTCTTTCTTCTGATAATCATCAGAGTTTCCATTTTCATTGTTGAAATTAGCCATGAAATTCCTGATGTTCTGGCCTTTTGCAGCCTTGGCTAAAGCATCAGAAAGAAGGTTGACAATCTTAGTCAAAGGCTTTATGCTATCAATAAGACTTGCCTTGAAATTATTCCAAGACGTGTCTAATCTCTTCATAGCACTTTCAAAGTTGTCAGTCTGTATGCCTGCCTGCTTGAATGCCTCATTTGTACCTGTTACCTTCTTGGTAAGGTCATCATAGGTATTAACAGCCTGTGCAAGAGTGATAGCAGCATTGACATTTTCAGCACCAAAAAGTTTTACCATGAAGGCAGTGTCCTTAATCTTTGGTTGAAGGTTCTGCAATGCCTGAGTCATACCGACCACCTTTGGATTGTACTTGTCCTGTGCCTGCGACATCTTGATAAGGATGTTGCGAAGGTTAGTTCCAGCAGTGCTAGCATCTGGAATCTTTTTAGCCAGAACCTCAAGCAATGCCGTACCTTGCTCCACTGACATATTTGTAGTAGCCAATGAAGTTCCACACTTATCCAATGCTTGTGCGAGGTATTCAATTCCTGCAGAACCTTCCTTTGCACCTGCTGCCAATACATTTACGTATCTCTCTGCTTCTGAGGCATTTGCACCAAATTGGTTCATAATGCCTGTGACAGAATTGATAGCAGTGTCCAAGTCCATGCGGGCAGCCTTTGAAAGGGTAATTGCAGCACGTGTAACAGCATCCAAAGCATCCGCATCCTTCAATAGTTCAGGCATGGCACTACCTACCTTGGTATAGGCATCAGCAACCTCCGTAAAGGCTTTTGAAGTATCTACACCTGTTTCCTTTATCTTTGTCTTGAAATTCTCAAGTTCCTTGCTAGATACACCTGTAATTGCTTGAAGGTTAGACAATGAAGACTCGAAAGGTATATAGGCTTTTACACACTCCATGTAAGCCTTACCTAATACGGCAACTGTTCCTGCAACTGCTGCAACTGCTGCCCCTGCCCCTGCTAACTTTCCTCCACCAAGGTTCTTGAGTTGTCCCATGTCGAACTTGTCAAGCATGTCACCACCCATCTGTTTGAAGGAGAAACCACCTTTGCCACCACTTACCTTCTTGTTGGCTTGGTCTTGCATGTCCTGCAATTCCCTTTTTGTCCTTGCAGTCTGCTCATATAGGGATTGTAAGTCTTTCTTGGTAGTTTCTAACTGCCTATGCATAGCCTGGCCGAACTCACCCTTTTTGGCTTCGTCAGAAAGTTTCTCGTACTCTGTCCTGAGTTGAGAGTAAAACTTCTTTGCAGAGTTAAGTTCCTTTGAGGTGTTTTGGAAGGAGTTGTTTACGACTCCATTTTGCTTACCCAATTCCTGTAAGGCTTGCTTTGCAGACTTTACCCCTGAACTGTAACCTTTATCCTTGAGGGATATAGTTTGTACTAAATTGTTACTCATAAATGCTTTTTATTGATAATTACGACAATGCGCCAGATTTCAGTAGTTGCTCTTTTCTTTTTTGAGCAAGTTGCATTGCTCTTTGTACAGTTTCTTGTGTAACTTCCTGTTTAGGTAGTTGGAGTTTCTTTGGTTTCTCCCAATCAAACTCCATGATGTCCTTTGGCTTGAGTTTCCTTTTTGAATATGGTGCAAGTTCACCCCAAAGTAGTTGTCTTGCTATCATCCAATCATTCTTTACACTCAGGTTTAGCATGTCAAGGTAATTGGACAGTTCCCAAAGTTGAAGTTTGTCAAGGGCATATTCAAGTGAGCAAACCTTGTATTCAAAGCAAAGGAGACCTATAATCTCCGTATAGGTTAGTGGGTCTCCTTTACTGTTTCCTTTTTGCTCTTTTTTTTTGAGAGTGCCTTGGTGTTTTCCTCACTCTCTATAATCCATTTCTGAAAGTCCTCCAAGTACTTTGGATTCTCATCAAGGATGTCAATAAACTTCTCAAATGACATTTCCAAGTCCTTGTCTGAACAAAGTACACAACAATACATGTATGTAAGAACCTGTGTGGTATTACTGATACCAAATGCCTGTCCTGTAATGTTCTCGTACATCATAAGGCTTCTGAGACTCCTTTTCAAGGTTACTACCTTTTCGTCAATTCTGATTTCCATGTCTTAAAAAATTTTATTTCTAATTATAAATATCATTCAATTACAAAAAAGAAAAAAGAGCGTAAGATTTTTCTTACACTCCTTTGTATTCTGAAAGGTACATCCATTTGTAACCACCTGCATGGTTTCTTTGTCCATTAAGGACTTTATGAATATTTGCTTGCTGTATCCCAAGTTCCCTCTGTACACCTGAAAAACTATCCCAAGTTTTTATGTATTCACCTTTTAGAGAAAGTTGAACTATTGGTATTGCAAATGGGCTATCCTTGCCTAACCTTCCCCACATGGATGAATTTTCCCCCTTGCAGTCCTTTTGGGTGTATGTGTACTTCTTTGTACTATCATATTTGTCTGCATAAATCCAAAGGAAACCTCCTGCACTCTGCCTTTTACCTTTGAGGGCTGAAGAAATATGTTTTATACCTAATTCTCTCCTAGCATCCATTATACAGTCCCATGTTCTAATATATTCTCCTTGAAGTGAAAGTTGAACAACAGAGATTGCAAATGGATTGTCCTTACCAAATACTCCCTCCCATGCACCTTTGTGTCCCTTCCCTGCTTCTGATAAATGTTGTCTTGTCAAAGTATTCATACTGTTTTCATGGGCTGTACACCACCTTAAATTTCCTACTCTATTATCAGTCCTAATGGTATTGATATGGTCTATTTGTGGATTATTTTGAGGATTTGGGATAAAGGCTTCTGCTACAAGACGATGTACTCTACATGTCCAACTCTTACTATTGCTGCGCAAACAAACTTGAGGATAACCTTTTCTATTGAGGTTCTGTTTTAATATCTTCCTCTTTAATATATAGATTCCCCCTTCCCATGTTTTCCTTTCTCTTTCCAAACTCTTTACCCTACCATAAGACGATACCATGTAAAGTCCTTCATACCCTACCACATCTTTCCACACTTCACCTTCTAAATCTTGAAGGTCTGTATTTCTCCAAATATCTGCCATTTTTGTTGCAAAATTACTCTTTTCAAGTTAGAAGTGTTGATGAAATTTTAATGTTTTACTCTGTTTGGGTTTTTATAAACATAAAAGGTGCAAGTCCCTTTTAAGAACCTACACCTTAATATGTAAAGAAATCAGAAAGATTATGCATTTGTAGTCTTGGTAATCTTACCCTTACCTGCGAAAGTTACGCTGTAAGTTGAAAGGCTACCATTGTCTGCTGTCAACTGAAGTGAAGTTACAACAGCCTTACCTGAATACAAGTCCTTTGCTGATGTCTGTTTGCGACTTGGAGTAAATACATTACCGTACTCGTCTGCATTCTGGTCTGATGCTGCATTTGCTTCTGCGAAGTTTGATACAGTAGCCCAAGAAATCTCAACTGGTTCACCTGAAATAAGGCTGTCCATCAGTTTTTGATACGAGTAGCGTGTGTCTCCACTGTCGGCAACCATGAATAG